AATTGAAAGAACAATGGGTGAAGGATTGTGAGATAGATGATATCGAATTAGATACAGCATCTTTACATGTTCCCAAACTACACGCAAAGTATTCCGACTTATTAACAAGTAAAATCTTACTGTTAAAGAAATACAACCAAGACTACAATCAACTACTTAAGTATAAGTGGATGTGGTTCAATGGAAAACTTGACGATGATAAGATACAAGAACTTGGTTGGCAAACAGACCCATTCGATGGTCTTAAAATAATGAAGAACGATTTCAATTACTTTTTTAACGCTGATGAAGATTTAGTTAAACTTAAGGCAAAGATTGATTACTTAGAAGTGACTGTAGACTTTATAAAAAGATGCATGGATAATATCACTTGGAGACATCAAACTATTAAGAATACAATCGAGTGGCGTAAATTTATGGCAGGTCAATAATGAATCTAAGAAACTATGCAATGATATATCCTAGTTATTTCACTGAACATGAGTGCGATAGAATAGTTCAATTTGCAAATAGATATGAAGAAGTCATTGGCGGTGTAGGTCAAAGAACAGACGATTTAGATGCGCCAGATGTACAAGAACAAGGCACGATTGATGATAGTATCAGACAATCAGATATCAGATGGTTAATACACGAAGAGTTTCCAGAAGACCTTGCCAAAAAAATTGAAGATGGCATTAACATGGCATCAGTAGATGCAGATTGGTTGCATCAATGGGATTATGTAGAACATCATCAATACACAACATATAGGCATAGACCAGAAGCACGAGTACAAGGAGACTTCTATACATGGCATACAGATTCAGGAGATTCAGAACAATCTCATGGTGGTCGTTATAGAAAGTTAAGTTCTACAATTCAATTATCTAGTCCGGATGATTATGAAGGTGGAAACTTTCAATGGATAGAACCAAAGGGCATGTTTGATTTGTTAAGAAATAATGAAAATCTTCAGAGTGTATCAGTAGACGATTATATTAAAACAGTACCCTTTAGTGGTAAAGAAAGAGGAAGTCTAATTGTATTTCCTTCTTTTGTGCATCATCAAGTCACACCAGTTACCAGAGGTACTAGAATATCTTTAGTCAGTTGGTTTCATGGCAATCCTTATGTCTAATCTAGTCACTGTTTCTAAAGTAGATGAATGTTTTCTCAAAGTAAATTGTGATAAAGGTCTAGCAAGAGACTTATACGATTTCTTTTCATTTACTGTACCTGGCGCCAAGTTCATGCCGTCATACAAAAACAAATGGTGGGATGGTAAAGTAAGACTTTTCTCTCTAAAAACTCAGAAGATATACATAGGTCTACTACCCTACATTGACGAGTTTTGTAGAGAAAGAGGATTCGACTTCGAAGGCATAGAAGATGTAATAGGAGTAAAAGAAAGAGATGAGTCGAATAAGATAAACGAATGGATTGACCTCCTTGACTTACCCTTTAATCCTAGAGATTACCAACTCGAAGCATTTAAAACTGCAATACAGTATGGTAGACAACTTCTTTTGTCTCCTACGGCGTCTGGCAAGTCTCTAATCATCTATATGTTGGCAAGATACTATGATAAGAAAACAATCATAATTGTACCCACTACATCACTCGTAGAACAAATGGCGAAAGACTTTGAAGAATATGGATATAAAGAAAGAGTATGCAAAATATATAGTGGTCAAGAAGTATTCGATGCACCAATTACAGTCACAACATGGCAGAGTTTCGCCAAGGCACCTAAAGAAGTAATGCAATCATTCGATATGGTTATCGGAGATGAGGCACATCTATTCAAGGCACAAACACTCAAAGGCATCTTAGAGAAGATGAAAACTACTGCAATCAGAATAGGTCTAACAGGTACACTAGACGGAACAGAAGTACATAGATTACAACTAGAAGGACTATTTGGTCCTGTAAAGAAAGTAGTATCGTCATACCAACTCATGGAAGAAGGCACAATTGCAAATTTGAATATTGATTGTGTCATACTCCGTCATACTAAACAAAAGAAAATGTCCTATCAAGATGAGATGGACTACTTAGTATCGCATGAAAATAGAAATGAATTTATATGTAATCTAGTATATTCACTGAAAGGTAATACTTTAGTGTTGTTTCAGTATGTAGAGAAACATGGAGTCTTACTACATAAAAAAATGTTTGATAGATTAGGAGATAAACTGCATTATGTATTCGGTGGTACAGATGTAGAAGATAGAGAGAATGTAAGAGAGGTCGTAGAAAAGGCAAGTGATAATGTCATACTGGCGTCATACGGAACATTCTCAACAGGCGTAAACATTAAGAAGATAGATAATGTAGTATTCGCATCACCGTCAAAATCAAGAATAAGAAACTTACAGTCTATTGGTCGTGGTCTTCGTAAGGCAGAAGGTAAGACTGAGATGAGGTTATTTGATATTGCAGATGATTTACAATGTGAAAATCATACGCTAAACCACCTTAAGGAAAGGATAAATATATACAATGAGGAGAACTTTTCTTACGAACTAAAACAATTTGACCTTAAATGACAAGACCAACAGATTTAACACCAAGTAGATACGAAGTTATAAGACTCAAAGACAGTACAGAACTTGTCGGTATGACAAAGGATTGTGGTGATTACTTAGAAATAACTTTACCCATGATATGTCAATTATCTCTCATACCAGGAATTGCAAAAACAAATGCAGTTTTCTATCCATACTCACCCTTGAGTTCAGATGAGAGAGTACAATTACCTAAGACTGAGGTTGTTCATAGAAATACTATGAACCCACAATTTATTCCCTATTATGATAATGCATCGGCAAGATGGTTTGATATGATTGAAAATCAGAGTGTGCCACTTGCAACAGCAGAAGAGAATAAAGTAAGAGATAACCTACAAAGAAAGATGCAAGAGATGATGACTTCATATAGAGAAGACATTGCCTTTGAAGAAGAACTTGAAGATTTCGATGAAGACTTCGATATCGAAAAAACAATTCATTAGGTTTTCAATTTAACTAAATAAGTGCGTATAACGAGTAGTTATATGCATTTATCATTATTATTAATATTATTAAACTGGAGAAACCATGTCAACTGCAATTAGAATTGCGAAGAGCATGGTGGGACGATTCGAAGACCTGAAAGAAGTGCTACCCAGCATCATAGAAGCAATTGAGTTTATGACACTATTGACTCTTCCTGTTTTATTACCTTGGATTATTATATTCATGTCGAAAGGCATCGTGTAAGAATGTCAAAGAGAACCACAGAAAAACTTAAGGACGCAACAGAGGTGGCAACACTTCTGTTCGTCTTTATTATATCAATCGTATCACTAGTACCACAATGAGTTATCAACACCAACTTCCACTCGCACTAAATAAAAATAGAGATGCAACTCCTGAAGAAGTTCAGAAGTGGCACGAAGATGATTTCTTTATGAAAGGGGATTTTGATGCTATGAAACTTTTCGTAGTCATACCCGCTGTCATACAGATAGTCGTATTTGGAATGATGTTAGTTATGTTTTATGTCAATAGTATCGTATTTTAGAACGACTCTTAAACTTTTACTAGGATTAGGAAAAGAGGAAGACGAGTTTGCTGTAACCTATCTAAATGTATTGATAATTGCAATATTGGTAGGGAGTATCTTTACTGTTATACCAGGATTACTTCTTATATGGATCCTGACCCTGGCGACATAGTTATCTTAACATACTATTCCTGATTCCCACAAGGGGGTTTTGAAATTAATTTAAAATTAATTAACTTAAAAAACCACTATCCTTACAACAACTAACCTAGTATAATAAGTACATCATGGCAAAAAACGCAAAACAACAAGAACACTATGTCAACAACAAAGAGTTCACAGCAGCTGTCGCCGAGTTCAACGCAAGTGTAAAACTCGCCGAAGAAGAGGGTAGAACCCCTCCACAAATGTCAAACTACATAGGAGAGTGTATCTATAAGATTGCTACTCGACTATCTACTAGACCAAATTTCATAAACTACACCTACAGAGATGAAATGATATGCGATGGCATAGAAAATTGCATACAGTATATCAAAAACTTCAATGTAGAAAAATCAAACAATGCTTTTGCTTATATAACGCAAATTTGCTACTACGCTTTCTTAAGAAGGATACAGAAAGAAAAGAAACAAGTTTACATTAAGCAACAAGTCATATCAGACATAACACAAGAAACACTGGATTCCATAGACGGCGATACAACTGGAATGGTCAATACCAATGTAGAGTGGATGCAAGACAACATGAATCATGTTGAGTATCAACCACGAAAAACCAAAAGAGAAAAAACAAAGAAAGAAAAAGGTCTGGATAAATTTACTGAATGAAAATAGCGATTCTTAACGACACACATGCTGGTGTTCGTGGCGATATGTTGGAGATGTCCAAATATCAAGGCAGATTCTATGAGGAAGTATTCTTCCCATACTTAGATGAACACGACATCAAACACATATTACACTTGGGCGATTACTTCGACAGAAGAAAGTTTGTAAACTTCGCCTCTCTAAAAGCAAATAGAGACCACTTCATCAATCCAATGTTAGAGAGAGGCATCTCTATGGATTTGATATTGGGTAATCATGATGTCTACTATAAGAATACGAATGAAGTAAATGCACCAGAGTTATTACTATTCGAAAGTGATTCGATTAATATCATACATCATCCCATTGTAAAAGAATTTGACGGAGTTAATCTTGCACTTGTTCCTTGGATTAATAATGAGAACTATGCCGATAGTATAGATTTTCTACTCAGTGCAAATGCAGATACATGTATGGGTCACTTTGAAATTGAAGGTGCATTGATGATGCCAGGCATGACATGTCAACATGGTCTAGACCACACATATCTAAAACGATTTGATAAAGTTTATAGTGGTCACTTTCATCAAAAGTCTGAAGTTAAGAACATCAAGTATCTAGGTTCTCAAATGGAATTCACATGGTCAGATTATGGAGATAACAAATACTTCCATATCTTTGATACTGAAACTAGAGAGATGGAACCAATACACAATCCTTTGACGATGTTCGAGAAAGTATTTTACGATGATAGTAAAGAGACATTTGAAACAATCAGTAATAAAGATTATTCAAAGTACACAGGTAAATTCTGTAAAGTTATCGTAGTAAACAAAGACAATCCATACTGGTTCGATTCGATGGTCGATAAATTACATTCTGCTAATCCTTTGCATGTTGTAGTTGTAGATGACCACAAACATATGGACTTAATGGACGATGATGATATTGAGGGTGTAGAAGACACTCTTACAATATTAGAGAAGTATGTAGACGGTCTTGAGATACAAGGTCAGAAAAAACCACTTCTCGAATTAATGACTTCGTTGTATAATGAAGCACTTGAAGAACATAACTATCTATGATTAATTTTACTAAGATACGATACAAGAATTTGTTATCGTCTGGAAACACATTTACAAACTTTGACCTAGACAGGTCGCAAACAACATTGATTGTTGGAGACAATGGTGCAGGTAAATCTACCTTATTAGATGCATTATGTTTTGTTCTATATGGAAAAGGATTTCGTAATCTAAAAAAAGACCTATTAGTAAACTCTATTAATCAGAAAGACTTATTAGTAGAGATAGAATTTACAGTTGGTAGAAAATCATACAAAGTTATAAGAGGTGCTAAACCAAATAAGTTTGAGTTATATGTCAATGGTACAATGCTCAATCAAGATGCAACAGTTAGAGATTATCAAGAACACTTAGAGAAGAACATTCTAAAGATGTCCTTTCGTTCATTTACTCAAGTTGCAGTATTGGGTTCTGCTAACTTTACTCCTTTTATGCAGTTGAAGTCAGTAGAGAGAAGAAGACTAGTAGAAGACTTACTAGACATTAGTATCTTCTCTACCATGCAAGATATACTTAAGAAGAAAGTCACCCAACACAATATAGATGTCAGAGAAACTAAACACGAAACAGAATTACTAGAAGAAAGAATTAGTGGTCTTAATGAACAGATGAGTCTACTACAAAAGAATCGTGACAAGAAGATTGCGAAGTATGAAAATACAATACAAGAAACTCAGAATAACATAAATTCTGTTATGAAAAGTATTGGTGTAAAACAAGGCGAAGTAAAAGATAAACAGAAGTCTATATCAGATAGAGACCCACAAGGAGATAGACTCAAACAAGCTTTAGATGTAGAGAAGAGACTTGAAGATTCTCAGAAAAAGGCACTTAAAGAAATTGAGTTCTATCAAAACAACGATGATTGTCCAGTATGTAAACAAGGATTAGATGAAGACCACAAGACGAAATGCATTAAAGAAAAATCAGATAAGGTTGCAGAGCTCAAGACGGCAGTTCTTTCAATTGGAGAAACCATTGAAGCATCCAGAAATAGAATGGCGGAAATACAAACAGTCATCGGAGAAATAGAAGAGATTCAAAGAAAGATTGGATTACATCAAACAGAAGTTTTATCTAATCAGAAGTACATAGAAAAACTCAATGGCGAAGTAAAGGATTTACAAAGTGAGATTAATGCTGACTCTGGCGTAAGTGATAGACTTACAAGTGCTGAAGATGATTTAGATAAACTACATACTAAGAAAGAAAGTCTAACAGATAGACAACATTACTTTGACCTTGCAACAACTCTATTGAGAGACCAAGGTGTAAGACAAAGAATCATCAAACAGTATGTACCAGTAATGAACAAGATGATTAACAAGTATCTTGCAAATTTAGAATTCTATGTTGGATTTGAATTGAATGAATCATTCGAAGAAACAATCAAGTCCAGATTTAGAGATGTGTTTAAGTATGATAACTTCTCACAAGGAGAGAAGATGAGAATTGACCTTTCGTTGTTGTTCACATGGAGAGCAGTCGCAAGAATTAAAAACTCAGTAAACACCAACATACTTATACTAGACGAGGTGTTTGATTCTTCTTTAGATTCCCAGGGTACAGATGATTTCTTGAAATTACTGAACTCACTGAATGAGAAGACAAATGCATTTATTATCTCCCATAAAGGAGACCAACTATATGATAAGTTTGAAGAAGTGGTTCGATTTGAGAAACACAAGAACTTCAGCCGTATCGCAATTTCATAAATAAAACTATGTATCAATTAATAGAAGAAGCATCACAAGTATTAAGAACTCCACCTCCGGAGTTTGACTTTGAAAATCCACCAGAAGACCCAGCAGAAATTACCAAGAACTTGGCAGAAGCAATGGAGAAGTTTGGTGGTTTAGGTCTATCGGCAAATCAAGTTGGTTTACCGTATAGATTGTTTGTTATGAGAACTATGCACGAGGGTGACGAAGAGTCTAAAGTTCTTCCTTATTTCAACCCTAAGTTGACTAGAGTATCTCAAGACACGGACTTAATGAAAGAGGGTTGTCTATCCTTTCCAGATTTATTCTTAATGATTAAAAGGTCAAAGACAATCGAATTTACATATCAAGATGAAACAGGTGAAGAGAAAAGTGCTGTACTAGAAGGCATAGGTGCAAGATGTGTTCAACACGAAATTGACCACTTGAACGGTATACTATTTTTACAGAGAGCATCTAGATTAAAACTTGAACGAGCTCAAAAGGCAAGAGTAAAAGAAAGAAAGAAGAGGTTAGAGTATGAAAGAAGAATTGCACTCGCAAGATACTTCCAAGAAATGCAATCCACCAAAGATGATTCAGAATCTAATGACACAGGAACAGTGTCAACAGATGATAGAGTTTCACAAGAGTCATAGACACTTAACAGCAATTGGTGATGGGTCTGATTACACAGGTATCAGACTTATGCATATTCAGAATAATTTAATAAGAAAATGGATTGCCGAAGTCATGGTCAATCTCATAGGCGAAATAAGAAAGATATCAGACCAAGTTGTATTTCCTGAAATGGTGGGTATTAATGAATGGCCAATAGGCGGAGTTCAAGCACCACATTTAGATACATATTCAAATCAACAGATGAACGCCGGAACACACGAAGAGAAACCTGCTAGAGAATGGACTTGTATTCTTTATCTCAATGATAATTTTAAGGGTGGTAGAACTTATATACCAGACGGAGAAGTATACGAACCAGAAACAGGTTCAGGCCTTTTATTTCAAGGCATCTACATTCCACATGGTGTTGAGAAAGTTAGAAGACACCCACGACATACAGTCGCAATGTGGTTCACCACAGACATCGATAGAACCATGCCTTTATATCCAGTCGATGACCTAAATCTAAACGAAGACAATATTCGAAATACCTAGGGGTTGACAGCGACCCTAACTTTTTGTTACCATACTCCTGAATCAAAAAAGGAGAAGAAATGGGACATCC